TGGCGTCGGCCGCCTCTGCCGACTTCGGCAAGAACGGAACGAGCGCGTCGGGGATGTCGACCGGGAACACGCGGGCGGCTTCGAAGTATTGACCGTTCGGGGCGTACCAGGCGTTCTGCAAGAAATAGTAAGCCATGCTTTCCTTCCTCCTTGTTCGAGAGAAGTCCGGGGATAGCCGAAGCTATCCCCGGATCATCCCTTAGTTCACCGCGTCAGCGTAGGACTGCCACGCATCCGGCGGATCGTAGGTCAGGTAGAAGTCGACGCGACCGGCCGTGAGGGCCGCCGTGCCGACGTTCGCCACGATGCCGAGGAAGCGCTCGTAGATCGGGGCGCCCTGCGGCAGCGCCACCGAGAGCAGAACGCGGCCGGCCGTCAACTGCGCGACCGGGATCGCGCCGGTGGACAGGTGACGGGTCGAAGAGCCGTCGGTGGCCAGAGCCGCCGTCGCATCCGAGACGACCTCGAAGTCGACGGTGGCAGCGCCACCCGAGGTGAACGCCTGAGTGACGACACCGTAGATGTAGGCCGGTCGACCGGCGCCGATGTTCTGAGCCACCAAGCGCATGTCGATCTGGTCGCCGATGACCTGGCGGCCCGTAGCGGCCGTGGACAGCGCTACGTTGTCGGCGAAGGTATTGAGACGATCGAGTTCCATTGATTTCTCCTTTCGGGTTCGATAGGCGGATGCCTCCCCGGGGGTTAATCCGGGGAGGCTTCAACCGTTACGCCGGCACCAGCGCTTCGTCCGCGGCCAGAGCGTCGACCCGGAGGATCGGGAAGCCCTGGAACGTGGTACGCATGATGCCGCCGACTTCCTCCGCCTTGAGCGAGGAGTTCTTGGTGCCTTCGGCCGTCTGCTCGCCGAGCGTCGTGCGGATGTTGCGCGACATGCAGATAACCGTGCGGCCCATCGAGGTCGACGGGATCAAGTTCAGCGCGCGATACAGCAAGCGCGGCAAGTTCGCGCCCGAGACCGCATCCGGCGTCAGGTCCGACTTGTCGATGTTCGCGATGCGAACGCCGTAGCGCCAGTCCTGCACCGTGAGGCCGATCTTTAGCTCGTAGCGGGTACGCCACATTTCGGCGCGGCCCAGGTTCGAACCGTTCGACACGTCCTCGACCGTGACGAGGCCCTTGTCTTCGACCTTCAAACCCGCCGTCGAGTTCTGCGGGATCAGGCCGGCGATCGTGCCTTCGCCCAGGGTAAGCACCCAGATCGAAGCGTTGTCCGAGCCGGAACCGCCGCCGTGGATCACGTTCTCCGCGCACGCCGCGGTGGCGAGGTTGCGGGTGGCGTAACGCGGGGCGAGGCCCGAGAAGCGTTCCGGGTTCGTGGTCACGTTCTCGTAGAAGAACGCGCGCATGAATTCCTGGTTGAACGCTTCGATCTGCGGGCGTTCCTGCGCGAGACGGAAAGCCGCCTTGTCCTTGGCCAGCTCGACGAGGCGGTTGTCGACTTCGCCGTAGGCTTCGAGACGGGCGCAGCTCTCCGTGACTTGCACGGTCGTCGACTTGCCCGGGTTCACGCCCGAGTTGATCGTGGTGTACGTCACCGACGGCAGACCCGTGCGGATCGTCGTCAGGTGGCCGGTCGGAAGATTGCCCTGGATGATGGGCAAGAACTGGAGCAGCTCGTTCGTCTGGTCCAGGATTTCCACGACCTTGGCGATGGAGCCGTCCGGGTTGGACACCTTCGCCAGGTCGAGGAGGGTGGGGTTCGCCGTGGAAAGCGCGGGCATGTTTCAGACCTCCTTGGTTTAGGTAAGGTTACGCATCGAGGGGAAGAGGACATCTTCCGGACGCGTAGCCTGGTTGGTGCCTTTGCCGCCGGGAACGAACGTGTCGTCCTTAACGGCGGCTCCGATCCGGACGAGCAACCGGAGAACCTCCGGATTATTGCCCATCTGGTACTGCACGAGGGCCTGGGTCAGCTCGGGAGTTCCGAACTTCTTCAGGACCTCTTTCGCCAGCGCTACGTTCTCTTCGAACTTCGCGCCGCCGATCTCTTTGTCCGCTTTCGCGGCGTCAGCCCAAGTCTTTCCGGTCGCTTCCCACGCCTTCGAGATGTTGGCCGTCTTCTCGGTTTCAAGCTTGACGTAGTAGTCGACAAGCTTGTTGTAGTTCTCCTGGGTCAGGCCGACTTCCTTCGCCAGAGCGTTGAAGCCCTGGAGACCGGCCTCTTCGAGGGTGACACCTTCGGGCAGCCTCGGAGTTTCGTAGGTCTCGGGCACCGCCGGCTTATCGGCCGGCTTGTCCGCGGGCTTGTCGGTCGGCTTGTCGGCTGGCTTGTCCGCGGGCTTATCCGCGGGCTTGTCGGCCGGCTTATCCGCAGGCTTGTCACCGCCGGTCAAAAGGGTCTCGGCCGCCGGAGCGTTACCTCCCGTATTCGGGGCGCCGCCTTGCGGAGCTCCGGTTTCTTCCCCTGCCATCACATTCCTTTCCAGGCTTGAAGCCTTGCGTCGTGTTCGTCCTCGGCCAAGCGGACGAGGGACTTGTCTATACGCCGCAACTCCTGAAGGAGCTTCAGCGCTACGCTCTTTTTACCGGAGGCGAAAGCCATGTGCAAGGGATTTTCGACCGCAGAAGCCCCATCCAGATTTCCGAAGCTCGGCGCAAAAATCAGGCGGTGTAGGACGGCTCGACCGAACGAAGTACCGAGCGTCTTCTTCAAATCCTCGTCGAACAACTTCGCGAGCTGGGTATCGCGTGATACCTCCAGATCGCCGTCAAGATAATCTTCGTCCTCGTAGTTCATCGACGGCCCCCTTGCGGCTGGCCAGCGGCTTGAGCCTGCATCAGGTCCTTACCGGCCTTGGCGCCCGTAGCGGCGACCTCCGCCATTTGCGCGGCCTGCGCCATCTGCTGGCGCTCCTCACGCATCTTCGCGACTTCTTCGTCCGGTCGAACGATACGCGCCGGCGTGCCGATGCGGCTCAGGTGTTCGTCGATGGCTTGGTCGCCGTCGATCTTCAGCCCGTCCGACAGACCCGAACCAATCAGGCCCGCGACGAACGCGAGACCCTGCTCGATCGGGCCGGTGCCGGCCGCGCGCTGCGCGATGGCGATCGACGAGATGTACTTCGGGGCGATGTCGCGACCTTCGAGTTCGGGCGGCGGCTTCGGAATGACGGAGCGGTCGAGCCAGTTGCCATTCTGGTCAGTCGAGATTTCGACCAGGCGATCGAAGGTGCGGTCGACCATCGGCGTGAGGAACTCGTTGTGCAGGCGCTCCAGAACGGGGCCGAGCTGGAGCAGGCGCTCTTGGTTGCGTTGGGAGAGTTCGAGCTGGTTCCGGGGCTGCACGCCTTCCATCTGCGTGATGGCCAGGAACAGGTCGTTGTACCACGCCTGGGCAATGCGGCCTTCCGTGCGGCGAATGTCGAGCGCCATCGAGTTCACGTCGGCGTTCGGTTGGTACACCGGCTGGAGTTGGTTCTGCCCGGTGTCGGTGTCGTAAAGCGTCACGTTGCCGGATTGCAGATCAATGTCCTTCGCCGCCAGCGAAGCGGGACCGCGGAACGCCGGAAGGTTCTGGAGGCGGATCGAGCGGGCCAGCTCCTTCTCCTGCTGCTGGAGCATCTTCACGTCGCCGAGCGACAACATGCCGGGGCAGTCGGTGCCGTAGATGTCTTCGGCCGTGGTCTCCCAGCGCCCGACGTAGACCGGGAAGCGAGAGAAGCCCGACTTCGACAGGAACTTGTCGGACGAGGAGCCGATGTTGGCGCCGGGTTCGAAGTAGCACGAGCGAAACTTCTTGAACCCGTTCGTCTTGCGCGTCGGGTCGTAATCCGGGTTCGGCTCGATCAAGTGGTAGATCGGCCACCAGGCTTCGTAGGTGCCGCTGTCGTAGGCGCGACGGATCGGCTGCGACACGTTCTCGATACCGAACTTCTTGATTAACTGGATCGTCGTCATCTCGAAGTGGCGACCGAACGTATCGACCTGATACTTGTCGTTCTGCGCGATGATGTAACTGCCGGCCGTATGCGTGTAGAAACGCGCGACCGTATCGAAGTCGTCCTCGTGGCTCATGGCCGAAGTGCCGTAAAGACCAAGTTCTCCGAGGAACACGGGCGCCATGTTGTAGAGGTTCGATTGGTTGAAGACGCGCGTGATCTGCGCCGTCACTTCCTGGAGCCATACCTTGACGGCCTGACTTTCCATGAGCCGCGGATCGTCGACACCGAGTTCGAACCACTGACGGGTGGGCGACATGACGCCCGACAGCATACCGTTGCGGAACACCTTGTACGCTTGCGCGCCGGCGGAGTTGACGATCTCCTTCCACACTCGCTCGCCCTTGTTGCGATCGGACGTGATGAAACGCCCGCGCCGCGGAGCCATGTAGCGGGACAGCTCCTTCCAATGCTCGTCGAATGTGGTCCGCTCTTGCTTCAGGGCCTCGAAGCGGCCCTTGTAATACTTGAGCGAGCTGGTGTCCGGAGCTGCCACTTAGACCCCCAAAAGTTGCTTGGCGCCGTCGGCGCTGGGCGTCGACAGACCTTGCGACCCGGTGAGGATCGTGGACGCGCGACCGCCGGCCAAGGCTGCGGCCGTTGGGTTCTTGGCTCGCGCCTTCCGGACCTCCGGCTCCACCTCGGTCGGAGGCGGGGGCGCGGGCGGCGGAAGCGGAGGGGGAGCTTGAACGGACGGGGCACCACCAAAGGACATAGGGACCTCCTGAAGG